GTAATGCACTCATGACGACAGCGACTACGATGGCCCCGAAGCCAGCCATGATTCCCCAGATTAATTTGTTAAGCATATTTTCAATACGATCTAATCTATGATGTATTGTGTCATATCTTTCTGCACAGAGTTTTTCGTGAGCAACTAATTCTTCATGGGGATTCATACTGTTTCTACCTAATTAACCTCTGTTTCTTTATTCAAAGATTCATTTAACAATCTTGCAAATGTATCTCTGCCCGCTTGTAACTGATCTAAGTTGAATCTCATCTGAGCCATTTTACGATCTAAGTCTGTAATGTGATTTAGGAATGCAACCTGATCTTGTTCGAGATCTTCTACATTGTATTCTTTATCATCGATTGTTATTGTTTGTTTGTTAATGGTTTCTTTTTTAGTCTTTGCCATTATAGTTCCTTATGTAAAATTAAAGTTATGCTGTGTATGCTTCTCCAGCAGCGATTGCTTCGTTTGATGGTTGCATATCTTCATCGCCCCACCATTCTTTAGCTACCATGATTTTAAGATGTTCTACGTTACGTGATACGCAGTCTTTCTTTTCTTCATCGGTCTCTTCTGTCATTGCGTTACCCGCAATCACATCATGAATTAAAGTCACAGAGTCACCCATTGCTTTGTAGTGCTGTGCCTTTTCTTCTGTACTTGGTATATCTAATACTACATCGTCTGTCATGTTTATTCTCCTTTTAAGACATTGATTTCAGTTTGTAAAGCGTCTACTTTTGCAGACAGTTCTTGGATTGCTTTGATGAGAACAGGGTATGTTTTCATTGGGTCAGCTTCCAATTTTTCTGGGTTATCATCATGCACTAATCTTAAATGTTCAGCATAAGCTGTTTCATCTTGGATTGTTTTTAGTTCTTGTGCAATAAACCCAAAGTCTTTTTTACCAGCAAATGAGCCATCTCGTCTATCCCAATCAAATGCGACAGGTCTCATCTTGTTAATAAAGTCTAACCCTAATGGAATATCAACCACATTGGTTTTATCTCGTGCATCTGATAGTGATGAGATAGAGGTGTCGTTACAACGGAGGTTATTAACACTCGCATTACCTAATGTAAATGAATTAGATGTTGTTGCTGTTGGAGGTTCTGCATCATAACCTAAACATGTATTATTAGCACCTGTTGTTATACTATCGCCAGCAGCTGAACCTAATGCTGTATTAAATGAAGCTGTAGTAACATTAGCTAATGCAGCTAAACCTACACCTGTGTTTTCAGCTCCAGTCGTATTATCATACAATGCCTGATGACCAAGTGCAGTATTGTAATTTGCCGTAGTGTTATTGTAAAGAGCTTGAAAACCAACAGCTGTGTTGTTATTAGCAGTGGTGTTGAAGCGGAGGGCTTGATAACCAATACCTGTATTATAGTTTCCAGTTGTATTATTAGCCAAAGCTTCTGAAAAAGCAGAGTTGAATGCACCTGTTGTATTGGAGTATAGAGAAAGTCTGCCTACGGCTGTATTGTTTGATGCAGTGGTGTTGGAGTCTAGTGCTTGTTGACCAATAGCCGTATTGTATGAGCCTGATGTGTTAGCATTTAATGCACTATTTCCCATCGCTGTGTTAGAACTACCAGTTGTTGTAAACTTACCTGTCACTGTTCCAAAAAAGTTATTGCGTTCACCAGAAGTAATTGAATAGCCAGCTTGCATACCAACAGCTACATTGTTAATAGCAGCAGCATTATTAAGATTATAAAGTGCTTGATAGCCAACAGCTACAAGATTAGATACAGTGGTGTTGGAGTAGAGAGAATCATTGCCTAATGCGGTGTTATAACCACCAGTAGTGTTTAATCGTAATGCACCTAACCCAACAGCAGTATTTCTAGTCCCAGTAGTATTAGAAAGAAGAGCTGAATGCCCTACAGCAGTAAAATATCCTCCAGATGTATTTGATAGTCCAGCCTGATATCCTATAGCTGTAGCTCCAGACGAAACATTATTATACAAAGATTGGTAACCAACCGCTGTGTTATTAGTTGCAGTGGTGTTCAAAGCCAAAGCTCCTTGACCAACAGCAGTGTTATTACTACCTGATGTATTAGATGTTAATGCACTTTCGCCTAAACCAGTATTTCTGCTTCCTATTGTATTATCATCAAGTGCTGACTTTCCAAAAGCGGCATTTGACACACCAGTAGTATTATCAAACAACGCTTGATAACCTACAGCTGTGTTGTTAGATGCAGTGGTGTTGGAGTAGAGGGATTGAAATCCTAATGCTGTGTTATAGTTTCCAGTTGTATTTAGTCTCATTGAGCTTGCACCAACAGCTGCATTATGCATGCCTGTAGTATTGGTATATAATGTTCTATTTCCTAATCCAGTATTTAAACCCCCTGTAGTATTTGCTGTTAAAGCACCTTCTCCTACTGCTGTGTTTTGAGGTGCGGTGGTGTTGGCGTATAGGGCTTGATTACCTATTGCTACATTGTAAATACCTATTGTGTTTGCATATAAAGCTTGATACCCAACTGCTATGTTGTTAGTTGCAGTGGTGTTGGATTGTAATGCTAATCCTCCAATAGCTGTGTTATATGAGCCTGTAGTATTTAAGTATAATGCTGCTCCACCTAAAGCAATATTCTGTGTTCCTGTTGTATTTCTTTCTAATGCACTGCTTCCAACAGCAGTATTGCTAGATGCAGTATTATCAGAAAGTGCTAATCTTCCAACTGCTGTGTTTGCTGCACCTGTTACATTATCATACAACGCTTGATAACCTACAGCTGTGTTGTTAGATGCAGTGGTGTTGGATTCTAGTGCTTCACGACCTATAGCTACATTGGCAGTACCACTTGTATTAGAAAGCAATGCTTCAAAACCTACTGCTGTATTACTTTCTCCTGTATTAGCTGCTAATGCTTGTTTACCAACGGCTGTGTTTGCTCCTCCAGTTGTAGCAGAGCTTAACGCATTAGAACCTACTGCTGTATTACTTGAGCCTGATGTAACTAATACACCAGCATTATATCCTAAAGCAGTGTTGTCATTAGTTGTAGAATTTGCCAATGCTTGATAACCTACAGCTGTAAGTCTTGCTCCTGTTTGATTATCATACAACGCTTGATAACCTACAGCAGTGTTGTTAGATGCAGTGGTGTTGGAAAAGAGAGCTGATTTACCAATGGCTGTATTATAATTTCCTGTAGTGTTAGTTAATAAGGCAGCACCACCAACTGCAATATTTTGTTGTCCTGTTGTATTGTTTGCAAGAGCGCTTTCACCTACAGCTATATTTGCAGCCCCTGTGGTGTTATCTAAAAGAGCATCTTTACCTATTGCTACATGGTTAAATCCTGTAGTGTTGCTTTTTAATGCTTGATAACCTAGAGCTACGTTGTTAGATGCAGTGGTGTTGTATAATAAAGCACTACTACCAATGGCAGTATTAAAAGAACCTGTTGTGTTTACATTGGACGCATTAGAGCCAATAGCTGTGTTGTTCCCTCCAGCAGTGTTACTAGCTAACGCTCCTCTACCAATTCCTGTGTTATTTGTTCCAGAAGTGGTAACACGCAATGCTCTATAACCAAATCCAGTATTAGCTCCTCCGCTTAAACTACCACTATCTAAAGCATCAAGACCAAACGCTGTATTTTCAGCTACTGCATTAGCACCTAAACCTACAGTGAGTCCGTTGATGGTGGCATCGTTAGATGCATACACACCATTGACATCAGCGAGTGATAGTGTCACAGCACCTGTCCTTGTATTAAATGAAGTTACCGCACCAGATACTGAGAAGGCTGCTTGATCCCAGACACCACTATCTCTAATGTATAATTGGCTCGCTACTGTATCAAAATAAAGATCACCATCTTGTAATGCTGATCCATCTTTACGTGTGGTTGGTGCAGTTGCACTTGGGCCATAATAGATGTCAGCAAAGTTAGAGATGTCTGTAATGTTATTTGCCGCAGTTGTTACATCAGTAGCGATCGCAGCAACAGCAGTTACATCTGTATCGATGTTAGCGACACTAGCTACATTGGTATAGATACCAGCCACAGTAGTTACATCAGTTGAGATGCCAGCGACAGTTGCAATGTTAGCTGAGATACCAGCGACTGTGTTTACATTAGAGATATTGGTTGCAACAGAGTTCACATTTACCATGTTGGTACCAACAGTATTTACGTTAGTAATATTGGTTGCTACAGTATTTACATTCGACGCATTGGTGGCAACTGAAGTTACATTAGATGCAATCGCAGCTACACCTGTGATCGCACTACTTGCTACAGTACCATCTTCAATATCTGCTAGTGTTTGTATGTCTGTTGATAGTCCAGCGACAGTTGCAATGTTTGCAGTATTACCAGCTACTGTTGTCACATTAGCAGAGATACCCGCTACAGTGGTGACATTAGCACTGATACCAGCAACAGTATTAATATTAGTCGCATTGGTTGCAACGCTAGTAACATTAGCTGATATGCCAGCTACTGTATTAACATTAGCAATATTGGCACCGACTGTATTTACATTGGCAATGTTTACAGCAACAGTATCAATCTCAGAGACTGCTTCGTTTAAATCATCAGCTGCTGTCTCGATCTCTGATATGGCTTCATTCAGATCATTAGCTACTGTAATGACATCTGCAATATTAGTCGCTACGGTATTCACAGAGGATATGTTAGTAGCTACGGTATTGATGTTAGTTGAGTTACCAGCAACTGAAGTTACATTAGATGCAATCCCTGAGACTGTCGTCACATCACTAGCAATACCAGCAATGGTGGTAATGTCAGTAACAGCATTGACAACTTCAGGATTACCTGTGGTTGCATTGAATGAGAGATACTTACCTTTACGATCATCATCTTTAGGTAAGGTCATATCAATAGACGATGGATCAGTGACTGGTGCTTTAATTGCACGGTCAGCTTCTTCTTTGTTTTGCTGTACGAATATGGTTAAGCTGTCAAACTCATCGTTCAATGAGGTAGCAAATAGAGGACCACCTGTAGTAAAGTCTGTTGTTCGCTCAATTGTTCTTGCACCAACAATCGTAATACGATCATCAGCATCTGGTGTAGTCGGCACGTTAGTACCAACAACAATCGTCACTGATCCTGTGCCGTCAGGATCAATAGACACAGTATAGTCTGTACTCAGAGTCAGTAATGTATCATTGAAGTATACATCAATGTCAGTCTGTGCTAAGACTTCAAAGTTAAATGCGTACGGACCTACACCAGCTGAGCCAGTGTATACTATACGTCTAGTGGTTGATGAGATGTCTATAGCCATAGTGTCAATCCTATCATAATTTTAGTCAAAAATCTATCGTTAATTAAACACATCGGGAGCAGAGCTATCGCCCGGAAGCCACCAATATTCTTTAAATTCTCTAGCATCTCTACGTATGCCAGCCTGTAATTTTTTCGCATATGATGGATCATTCCATAACAAAACCTTTTCCCATACCATGCGACGCAACATAAGATTAATCATCCAGTTACTTTGATAAGGTAAATTCCTAATAACCTCGCTTAATATTCTAGTACCAGCTTTACTTGGCTCACCTTCGACAACATCTTTAGCGGAACCAAACAAGGCATAACCTATAGTATCTAATGATCCAATAACAGGACCAGCAACATAACCAGATAAACCTTGACGATAATCAGCAAATCCCATAGCCACATCAAACAATGGACCGAAACCTCCTGATCTAACAAGTGCATTACCCCAGAAACGACGAGCTGCTTCTGGATCTTCTAATGGATTCATTTCCATTGGTGTACGTCCTTTCGTAATTTCCATTAACTGAACACCTAAAGCTCCCATTAAAGTCATATACACAACAGTATCAGCAATAGCTAACAACTTTTTATGTCCTAACGTAGACTCGCCAGCTTCTTTCCATGCTCTCTCTAAATGGTTATGATAGAAAGCCATAGGCCATGATTTAAACATAGCAAAGGATCTTGTAATTTCACCGGGAATCTCACCGGGTCTAGTGGTACCAGCAAGCTTGGCTCTTTCTTTTAAGTTTACAGTTGGAACACCAACTTCAACTTCTGCAAATATCATACGTGTATATTTGTCTGCAAGCTTTCTAGCTTCACCCATTTTAAGATTAGGTATATTTGCAATATCTTCTCCACGTAAATAAGCTACATCTCTGCCAGCAAATTGCTTAGTAAATGCTTTTGCTTTACGTATGGTATTCCAGTCTTGTTCTGTAATATCATAACGACCTAATGCAACTTTCATTTGAGCTGATAAGTCAGCATAAGATTTAGATTGCACATCAGCCCATCCACTCATTAACATCATACCAGACCAACGACGTCCAGATGCTGTGATATGTGTGAGGCCATTTAATCTTAATGATGAGTCTGTAATAAACTGAAAGAATGGTGACGCATTGTCTTCGTGCAAATAGCGAGCTAATGCAGAAGAAGTACCATCCATCATATGTTCATTGAGCAATCCAAGTTCAGCTGCAAGCTTTTCTCTTTCACCCGGAGCCAACCTCATAATCTCGTTAAGATACCCACGTATCGCTTTCATTTGACTCATACCATTATATTTAGCCATCTTACGTACAGTCATCATATCAGTAGGCGCAGCAATAAGTGTTGTAGATCCTAAACGTGTTGCCATAATAAGCGAATTAAAGTTGCGCATAACTTTACTAAATTGCGGTCTAACTGATTCTGGTATGCCTTTATGTAGTTGCCACATGTCATCAAACAGCTGTGCTGATTTTTTAGCTCTAATAATAGATTTAGTATCACCTGTAGCTTGAACATCTTTATCAGCAATTTGTTGTATCTTGAGTTTTAAAAACTGTACAGTAGACTCTGGATTGCCACCTAAGATTTGTAATGAAGCGATGTCTTTAGACATGCTGCGCAAATGATTCATCATCATGTCATAAGGATTAGAATCACTAAATTTATTATGATAGGCTAGCCATGACTCCCCACTCTGGAATCGTAATACTCTTTGTTCTTGATGACGCTTGGCAATAGATCTGCCTGTACTAAATGTAGTAGCAGTAATAGCATCTAATTTATTACGTCCCTCTTGTGTAATAGATTCATATACTTTGTTGAGTACATCATCTAATTGCTTATCATCTAATGGTAGCCCTGTAACTCGATCCACCATCTCATCTCTAGATAGTAATGGTTTAACAAACTTTTTCCATGTATCTAAACCAGCAGCAATAATTTTGCCAGCATGATGATGTTGAGGTAATGCCCATACTTTAATGTCACCCGGAATAGCACCGCCAGCTTGATTATATAATAGACGTGAATGCTCTGATGCTTCTTGGTAAGCTTTAGCTAATGCAGCTGCCTCAGCATTTTTGGTTACACCCGGGTTATATAATTCTTTTACAACGAGAGGAATAAAGTCTTCATTTGAACGGGTACCTAATAAAGCGCCCTTTTTAAACTTAACAATAAACTCATTGAGCGGAGCAATCAACTGAGACATGACAGCTTTTTCTTGATACGCCAATCGTTTGTTAGCAATGTCAATAAGAGCTTCGTATGGATCCTTAGAATTTTGTAAGTAATCTTCTAGCTCAATCTTAGCCAACATTGTTTGTAGCTTAAGGCGTTTGTTCTGTAGAATATTTCCTTCTAATACAACTAGTGTTTTGTAAGAAGCATCTTCAATAGCAGATGCTGGATCTTTAATTTGATTGTCAATAGCTTTGTAGTATTCATTAAATAGCTCTATTGCATCTTCTTCAAACTTTTTATCTACACCCGCATTAACTAAACATTGTCTAATATCTTGCATTATTTTTTCGCGCACGCCTCCAGTATTTCAAGCTTAGCATCGTCATCTGCAATATCAGCTAAAGCTTGTCGCATTGTAATAGGATTGCCGTCTGCATCAAAATCAATCACTCTAGCAGCCATGGCGTCATCATCAGCAAGCCTACCTTGTATAATATCAAATGCATTATCTACATCTGTTTTAATTTGTTTAGATAGCTGACCTTCAGCATAAGCCATTAACTCTCTGTTACGCTGTCTAAACTGTTCTCCGAACTTATTAATTTGCGCTGTAGCGTTGCTTTCAGCGACGCGACCAGAGTTGTAGATGCTGTCGAAGCGGCCCTCATCAAATCCTGATCTGAGAGATTCAATGGTTGATCTAACTGCATTGTCTGCTTCGCCTCCATTTGAGATTGCTTGGGCGCCTCTGGTGATAATGTTTGAGATTTCTCCAGCTTCATTGCCTTTCTTTTTGAGGACTTCGATAATTTTTTCATTAGTCTCTATACTCCTTAAATTTGCTTGTTTATCTTTCCTACGTTTAAGCTTGTTAGTTTCTTTCTTTAAATCTTTAAGAACGCGGTCAATAATTAACTTTCTTTCTGGTTCTACAAATAATGATTTAATACCAATATCTGCATCTACCATATCATAATCAACCAATGCTTTACTTTCAACCGCATCAATCACCATACGTTCAATATCATCAACATCCGTTATGCCTGATTTAATAATCATATCCATCATAGCTAATTGTTCTTGTGGATCTACAATATGTTTACCTACAACCATACCAATTTCTTCTGATAACAGTCCTCTTTTTAATGCAACTAATGGACGAGGACCTAAGTTCATAATAGCCTTGTAATGCTTAATGAGTGGATCAAATGTAGAAAGTGCAGTAACCATATCTGGATACTTTTCAAGTATCTTCATATCATACGGTTTAATGGTGCCATCATAATAGTTACGAATGCGGCCAGCCATCTCAGCCATTTCTTTAGTAAATCCATCAGTCTCTTTAATAACGTATCCGTATATTTTTTTCTGACCAGCTTTAGCCGCATTAGCCACGCGTTGATTACCATCAATAATGATACGTTTACCAGCAGCATCTTCAAAGATTAAGATATGCCCAGATTTGATAGGGTCAAATTCAGTTGCACTTGCTTTGACCTTTGCTTTTAAGTCAGCTAACTCAAACTCATCCACTAATGTATTTTGTTTTTCTAATGCATAAATATCATCAATCTTAATTTGCACGTTTTGTTGTGGCATATTATTTGCATCATTGCGTAAAATAGCTGACAATGTTTTTTGCACTAATCGATTATGTTTGATATTGCCAGAATCATCTTTAATATAATTATCATCTTCTAAAATCTTATCAGCTGAATCTTTGTTGTTAGCTTGCTCTGTTTCTTTAAATGGTTTGTAATCTACATTTTTTTCATTAGCAGCAATCTCTCTAAACAATTCTATTGCATCTAATTCCTCTTTTGGAGTTAATGCTCTGCCAGCTCGATTACTAATAGCGTTAAGCCATTGGCGCACAGGAATACTGGTTACACCAACCAAGGCAGCAGTGCCAGCTGTAATGTATCCAGCATCTTGTGCAAACTCAGATAAAGTATAAGGTTCACCTAATACCTGTTGTTTCCATGCATTGACTTGAGGATAGTCTAATGCCTCAACACCAACGTTAATTGCAGATGCTTCTGCAACCTTTCTTAAAAAGCCAACACCTCTACTGTAACCAATAAGTAATGATACTGCATCAGCTGGATCTGTCATATAAGATGTCATGCTACCTAAGAAGTCACCAAAGACACCTTTGCCTGATTGTTTTAAAGCAGTTTTTTCATATTTTTCTCTATAGTCACGAGCAACATCACGAGACATTTCTTGCAAATTTTCATGCAAGATTTGTGGTGAAGTAAAGTTAATCATAGCTGGATTAACAGCTTTTAACTTTTCAGCAGCAGACTCACTGTTTTGAGCATAATCCCATATACGTTTAGATACCAATGATCGGCCAGTATATGTATTGCCTTGCTCATCTAAATAAAATTTAGGATCACCTATCCAAGTCATAAGTTCATCACGAGTCATACCAGAGTCATCCATAATAACTTCATAGATAGGCTCAATGACTTCTCTAAACATTTGCTGTTCACTACCAGCATTTTCTATAGATTTGGTGCTGTTGTAAGACGCAACAAAGTTTTCACCAAAAGTTGAATACTCTCCAGCTACAACAGATTCTTGTAATGCAAAGTTAGTAGGATCCGGGTCGCTTAAAAATCTCATTCTTTAGTGGCCTTTTTTGCACGCTCTTGAATCCTTTTAATTTGCTGCACTTTGTATGGTACCTTTTCTTCTTTGCCTTGTAATTCTTCTTGTTTGCGTTTAGCATATTCGTCTTGACGTCTCATACCCGCTTCTTCTAAACCACGGCCTGTACCATAACGTACCGGCTCATCAAGAGGTCCAGCATATTGCAATGTTTCCCAATGCTGGCGTAATATGTCTAAATCAACTTTAATCTCATTGCCATTTACATCTTTAAATGGAACGCCATCTTCATTAACTAAGGCATAAGCATCACCCCAATTAATTAAGCTAGCACCATTCAAATCTTCTTCACTGTAATTAAATATTTCGTTACCTTTGTATCCTTCAATGGTTGATAATGTTTTGTCTGGATTATTAATAAAGGCTTTAGCAAATGCTTCTACTGGAAGATCCTGAATATATTCCTCTACTTGATCAGTTTTATATTGACCATCTAATATAACTAATCGACCATTAACTTCACCAACGCCACCATAACGTACACCATCAGAAGATACAAACCCACCTGTTACAGCAAACAAAGCTTGACGTACATCATTGTCTTGTATAGTTTCTAAATTACCGCCATTACCAATATAATAAGCTTCTGCTGCTGCTAAGATACGTTCTGCATCTGCACCATGAACATTAACTAATCCACTCACAAGTTTAACAGCAGAGTCTGAACTTCTAATTTTGTTAGTAATATTAATCTTGTTAAGTTTTTTCTGGCTTTCACCATTAACCATTGTACGTAATGTTGCCGCCATATCTGGAGTGCCTTCCATAGCTAATACGCCCATATGCGCAAAGACTGGATTCTTATCAGCAATTTGATTAAACACTGCATCTGCATCATCACCAAAAATAGAGACAATTTGTGTGGCTAGATTAATTTGCCCAAGGTTGGTGGTTCCATCTGGATTTGTTAGTGTTTGTACTAACTCATCTTTTTGAGCTTTTGTTAATAATGGACCACCTTTTTTATAATCAGGTGATGATTTAACTTTAGCAATTTGATCTTCAAAGTTAGCAAGCAATACTGTCCCTGTTTCTGGATCATATTCAATAGCGCCATATTCAGCATCATTTCTACTTAATATATAATCAACACTATCTTTTGTTTTAGCTGTTTCAGCTTTACTTACAAATGTTTCTGCAATGCCAATTAACACTTCATTATCGCCTCTTTGTTTCATTTTGGCGACGTGTTGTTTCATTTGGTTAATATCCATACCACGCATTTTGGTTGCAATATTAAGGGTTGCTTTGGTGAGTTCTACATCTGCTTGAGCAGCTACACTATTGTTTCCAGAAATAGTGTCTGCTTGTGTTTTATAATTCTCAATATTGTCAAGTAATCTTTCTGGGTTAGCACCATCATTAATAAGCGCATCACGAATACTTTTGCCATTTTTAGTAACGCTAGTTAATGCAGCATTGTTAGCATTGTCAATACGATTAAAGTCAGCAGCAACGTAATCTTCTAATGCATCTTTTTGTATGGGTGTAAATTGATCATATATGCCACTGTATGCACCTAATTCACCTTTAGCAGCGGCATCTAAAAACTCATCCTTAGAGCCATACATTGTTTGAAACTGTCTAGACATATGACGATACAATGCGCGCGTAAACTCATTTTCAACTTCATTTTGCAAGGTAGCAGCACGACTACTATTTTTAAATAGCTTTTTAGCTGATTCTTTATCGTTAAGGTATTTTTGCAATACTATTTCTGGAGCTAATCCAGAATCTAAATCAATTTCAAACTGACGTAAAAGACCTTTATATGATTCATCAGATATAAGGTCTTGTCTTAATTGTTCTTGTTTTTTAAGCTCAGTCAGGGACTTTCTATAATAACTACTACCATTTGTAATACTTTTTAAATAAAAGCTATTAGCTTCTGCTGGATCTATTTGGGCAATAACATTTTGCCATGCCTTAATAGGAGCTTCTATAGCTTGTTGTATATCATCATGACCTGTAAGCTCACCATTTTCAACACGAACTAATACATTATCGAAATGCTTATACGATTCATTAGTTAGTTCTGCTGATGCTTGTTGTGCATATAGTTTTGTAACAGCATCATTCCAAACCATACCACCATTTAATGCAGCCTCAATAGGATTAATCCCATCATCTTTAGCAGCATTTAATTGTTCAATAGTTAATGGGTTAGCTACAGTGTATTCTTGAGCTTGTTTAATCACAGCACGTTCTGCCTCTGCTCGAGCAAACTTGCCAATGGTGTCTAAAGCACCTTGTATGCTTTCTGAGCGTTTTGCATAAGCACTATACTGAGGCGTTTGTAACTGAGGTACATCCGTCATCAATGGTGCTTGTTTTTCGTACTGTGGAAGCTTAGCCATTATGCAGTTCCTTTCCAGTAGGCTGTAGATCCATACCTAGGGGTGCCTGATCCAGACATACCATAGCTTGGTAATTTTGTGCTACCACCCGGCATCAATTGATATGTGGAATAAGCTGTATTAGCTAATGCACTTAATGCATTAAAATTAGATGCACTCTTAGCATATTGACCAGCTTGTTCAAACATAGCGGCTTGCACTTCGCCAAATGATCTTCTTTCTTTTGCAGTGCGCTGTAATTCTTGCACATCTTTTCCAGCATATTTCTCACTTACTGTTTGCATTAATAATGCTGATCCAGAAAAACCAGACACACCCCCAGAAAATCCTTGAGCTACAGCAGCTGCATTAATTTGTTTTAATTTAAGTAATCTATTATTTGCTTCAATTTCTGCATTAACAGCTGCTCTTTCAGACTCTGCTCTTGCTTGGGCTGATTTAATTTCAGCTTCTGACTCAGCAGCTGCGCCTTGTTGCATTGCTTGAAATGCACTCATAACGCCAGTAACAGCATTAACCCCCATCATGACATTAGCTAATGTTAATTCAAATCCCATAATTATCTTCCTTGATAAACTGATACTTTATATTCTAACCCAAGTAACGTAAGTTTCAATGGCGCAGACTGTGTAATTGTAATCTGTCCATCATTACTATATCCGAGTATTCCATACAATGACTTAGTCCCTGTAAATTCAGGAACAGGCGATCCTAATGCCCCTACGCCTAATGATCGTATAGGGACTAAATTATCATTAATGACAATATTTTGTGTTTCAAATAATAGTGCATTTACTTCTAATACGCGCTTTCTAAAACCAATACGAGTTCCCGCTTGTGCTTTAACATTTAGTGGTAATGTTTTAATTTCTACATCAATAGGTAATCCAACTTCAGATGATGTGGTTGGCGGATTAACAAACGTTACAGCACTATCTGCTGTTTGATCTAATTCAACGTAACCATCAGAAATTACATTGACAGTTGCCCCATCAATGTGTGACATATCTAGGCTAGTTGCTGTTGTACCTTGTTTGGCACAATCTGTTAAATAAGCATTATCAAACACTTCTACATAATATTTATCAACGCCATTATCATCCCGTTTAACAACTGTATAAATATCTGTAATATCAACGCCAACATCAATATAAGTGCCTACGGTTGTAAACTCAGATGGCGCAATAACATTTTGTAATCTCATTAAAGAAAATGCTGCAATACTGCCATCATCTTCATTAACAATTAATAATAAATCGTTTTCATCAGTCGCTACTGCTCTACGCAAATCCATACGTTTAGGCGATTTTAATAAATGTCCAGCCAGCAATGAAATTTTAGAAGTAATATAAGTAAGTTGTGTATCAGAATATGCAATCTCTGATAATGCCTTGCCTTGTCTTTGAATAAATAAAACACCAGATTCTAGCTGTTTAACCCTCATACCTTCTCTAGCACCATTACGTGATGTAGATGATAAAAAGAAACTAGCTGGCGTAATAGGTGTTAATCCTTCTTGCGGAACATAAAACTCACCGCCCGTAGTAAACACTTGCAAATCACGGCCACTAATAATATCAACGATAGAATTAAAAGTGTTAGTATCAAGGGTAGCTTCAACAGCATCATCATCTAATCCTTCTACAGCTTCAAAATCAAAATATAGTCCTACCTTAGATCCCCATATGGTCGATGGTCTAGATTTAGATCCACCAAAAAATAAACGTCCTTGATGGAATGTTACTGATTGTGGCCAACCTCTACTAACTGACCATACATTTTCATAGCCTGTTTCTAACTCCCAATCACCATTTGCTACAGCAGATGTATCAAAAAATGGAAATTCTGTAACAACATTAACTGATGTTCCACTATTATATTTAACAATTTTTGCTCGCCCTTGAGGATCAGCATTAATATATTGACCAACATGACCGCTAGTAAATACGCTTGATGATGCAGTAATTGTAATCTTACCTGACACATCACTAGGAGTAATGGTTCCAGCTGGATTAGTAGTAGTTAATGTATATGCATATTTTGGGATAGAATCAAATGTGATATTAGATATGGTCCATGAACTATCAGAAGCGCCACGCACAATTTTAACAGGTTGAAAATCCTCATCTACAATAATAAGCGTATCAGCAGACTGTGTCCAACACATATGATCTAAATGCGTACTAGTGATGCTATAACCTGTAGTATCTAAATAATCATTGCCAGAGCTATTAATATTGGTAATTAATTGTTTATTTTTGTACACATACATTCTGTTGGTTGTAAAACATAACATATAGCTATCATCAACAGAAAATTCAAATGTCACTAAACGAACGCCATCAGCTGGAGTGCCACCTAATTCATTAATAAATTTACTACCGGGTCTGCGCTTAACACCACCTTGTGGTTGGCAAATAACATTCTTGGCTGTTTCTAAAGCATTATCATAGGCTTTTAAGTCAACGCGTGAACGCGCTAACGGATCTAGCTCGCCTGTTGTAAAGTTAGTTTGTACTTCTACAAATCGAGCCATTAGTACCTCACATCAATAAGCGAGAAGTCTTGTATTGCGTTGGTTGGTTGTCCTTGAGAATCTATGGTCATTGCAGTCCTCATATAACCGCCACGCCCGTTTTCACCCGGAGTGCCTTCTGCAATAGTACGCCAATAATCTGTTTTTTCTGTTTGATCTGTAATAGGGTTAGCTAAATGCCATGTCATCTCATAACGTAATAATTGTACAAAGAAATGCGGCATGGCATATTCAGGTACTGTATATTGATAATCAATATATACTTTTTCATAATTAGTTAATATCTTATCGCCCTGAATTTTATAATCACGTCTTGGGTGAGCATAAGTTGAACTAGTATCATAAACCGCTCTTGGTCTTGCAATCATGTCTGATGGCAATTGATATTCGTATTTGTATTCGTTTACAGGTGTTGTAATAAGTCTTGAAAGTTGTACTTTCTTAAATGAAAAAGACCATGGAAAGCTTGCTAGTGTTTTAATCTTTACATCTGGGTAAAGTCGGTCGCATATGTTAGCTTCATCCGTTCCTTCTGTAAAAGATGAGATAGGGTTTGCACCTAGTAATAATAGTGCATCAGAACATATTTTAATATCGGTATCACCAGTTGCCATTCATAATCTCCAAATGTGCAAATAGGCGGGAGCCTAAACTCCCACCTTTTGCATTTACTACTTAGTCAGCGTCAGCGACTGATAGTGCTGTACCATCAGATA